TCAGTTACTTCGATATGCTCGTCAGCTGTAGCGTCATAAATATACTGAGGAGCTTCATCATCTTCGAGAGAATCAGATTTATCATAATATTGATAACTATGACCGATGTAATCATTAATAGGCTTATTGCTTTTTACTATTTTTAATTTATCCAGTGTTATAGTTTCAAATGACCCATTAATGCTGTTAGTTTCTTTATCATAAATTATAGCTGGAGTAAGTTGTTCTATTTTAACATTTTTACTTCTATCTAAATCAGCTTTAGTTTCTAGTGTTTTTTCTATGTTACTCAAATCAACTTCAGCTTTAAATTCACCAAGTTTCTCCCATGAATTATTTATATATGTATATTCAATAAATTTATCTGTAATATCTTTCGAATCCTTGTTGGCAACAAGATATACAGTATTTATTTCTATATCTTCTGTTGGCAATTCTGTAACCACTTTAAAAATTGGCTCTTCAAACTTCTCGTATGCTGTATCTATCATTTTAACCAGTATATCTTGAAGCATTTGTGCAGTTATTTCTTGATTACCATTTGTTTTTATAACTGCTTTTATATCATTTTTAAGTTTTTCTATTTTATTCATAGTATAAATGTTTTAATAATGTAAGACAACACAATTGCTACTATGCCTATAGCTAAATCTTTATAACTCCATTTTCCATTATAATAATGACACCTATCATTATCTTCATGTATAATAAGGCATATAAAACTTGTAGCACATCCTAATATTAATCCTATTAAGAAATATGCAAAAAATCCTAATATATCATTTTTATTTATCATGCTATAACTATTTTTCCATTTTTCTCAACTTCAGAACGGACTTCTGTCCAATCAGAAGACTGGCTATATTTTTCTAATAATGACTTTTCAAGTGTTATCAAAAATGCTGTGTTAGATTTAGCGTTTTTGACAGTATACAAAATAGATTCTGGCGTTATTTGTGGGCAAGTAGATAAATCCAAATCTTGCGCAAGATTTTTTATCTTAAATGAATGCAATTTAGCGCAACTTGCAAATATTCCATGTACTGAATAATTTGTATCTGGTAATGAAATTATGCCAACAACTTGTTGCAAATAAATACAACCTGCAAACATGTTAGTACAATTACTTACTAATAATTCACCCTCTTCATTTGGGGCATTCAAATCTATTATTTCAGCATCAGAACCATAAAAAGCTGAATGCATATCAATATCAGATGTAAAGCCTTGGAACCAGTCATGGCACTTAAGATATTTTGCTCTGGAGTTTGCCCACATAGCTGTATAATTAGTTGTATTAGCTACTTTGTCATACTCTTGGTCTGCTAATAGCATATCAGCTGGTGTGAGGTTAACTAACGAGCTACCAATTAGTATTTGGAATTTATTATTATCATAGTCATAATTTGCATCGAATAACTTTTTATAAACATCTATTTCAGCTTGAGTAACAGGAGCTATCATAGCTGATGTTCTTGTCCAATTTAAATATGAGCCATCTTGTATTTTTGATAAATGAAGATAATAAGTTCCATCTTTTACTGATGCTATAGCTGTAAGTTCATCAGAGCTATATTCAAGAAAATTGAAAACTATCACTAGATTATTATCAAGTACTGCTATATGGCTGAGTTCATGTACAGAATTTGCAGAATCAATTACTTGGTCAATTTCATCTTGTGGGTTTGTAACTTTATAACTATTTTGTGATAAGTTATCTCCTGTTTTAGTGGGTTCTCCTATAGTAATAGCCACAGATGCAATCGAGCTATCATCAGTCAATGATAGCTTATCTAAAATAGCATTAAAAAGTGGTGCTAAAACTTTAGCACTTGCTGAGCCTTGTTTATGTATTTGCTGCTCAACATATTTCCTCATTTCAGTTATTTCCATTTTCTTTATCTGTTTTATCAATTTCATTACTTATTCTATCTATGATTGGTTTCCAATATGTAGGAAGAGCTTTTGTAAATTCAAACCTTAATAAGTAGTATATAACTCTAAAGGCTATATTTTTTGGATAAGCTTTAATGAGATTTTTGAACCCATTTACAATATATAAATATGAAAATATATATGTAAGTGTTTTTATAACAAGTAGTGCTTCATTATAATCATTACATGAAACTACAATACCATATAGTACATAACAAATCAAAGTGTATAATAACAATTCGGCCAGTGCATTTTTTATTTTTGCCCATTTAAAATTAGTACATCTTATTATAGACACTCCATCTGCTCTCATACCACAGAATACATTAAAGCCAAATGCTATCACAAGTGCTAGTAAAAAGCCCTCTGTTGGAGTTATAACAGCCAGCAGATGGCTAAATGTAGATAATATTATGATTTGCCATTGCGACGGGTCAAATATTTTATTCATATCAAATAACTTCTTTCCAATCAATTACTATTTCTTTACCTATTATATCACTTGTCCATCTCATAAACTGAATTCCTTCGTATCCATCAATATCAGTAGCAACCATTACTCCATAATTCCAGCAATCTTCTTCTGATTTAATTATAGTAGGATAGAAGTCAGAATATGCCATACAGGAAGTTACTATAAAATCATATAATGATGTATTGTTATAATTACCAATATTTTCAAAATATGTTTTAGCTTTAGCTTCAGTAAATATATCAATAAGATTTATATCATTTTTATTTCGTGGTTCCATCATATTAATAGCTTTTTCTGCTAGCTTTTTATTAAAATGATAGCCATGTTTCTTAATATATTCAACATATCCTGGTGCATTCATAATAGCTTTTGCTGCTTTTGAATACTTTTGAGCATCAATTTTAATTAGATGTTCATTTTCTGATTTACGAATAATAATATAACTTTTCATATTAACTTAATTTTTCAACTAATGATTTAACTAACTTTTCAATATTATCTAATCTCTTTTCTGTTTCTCTTTCTTTCAATAGAGAAGGGTTTAATTCTGCTAACAAATCAGGTGCTTTTGAAATTACCATTTCATAATATTCTTTATTTGCTAACATTTCTTTTGCATTTTTAGAACACTCTTCTATATCATCAGAAAGATTGCTCTTAGAAATAGCAATAACTAATGTGTTTCCAGCTTTAGTCTTATCTAAGTTTTCAGGTATAATATAAACACTAGATTTACCATCTATTTCTATAGTAATATCCCTATATAAAATATTTTGTTGATTAGTAAAAATATTATTATAAGATGTGTTTGTATGAAATGTGTTATTTATAATTTTACCTTGCTTTATTTCAAAACTAGATTTATCTAACACATAAACATTATCATTTTGTTTTAAATCTTTGAATAACATAGGCTTAAAAAATAAAAAGAGTGGCTAGTAGCTTACAACTATTAGCCACTCTAAAAACAACTTAAATTAAAATGGACATGTTATGTAGTAGCAGTAGTCTTATTAGCTGCAAGTAATTGTGCAATAGCAGCAGTTATTCCAGTAACAATCGCTTGTGTCTGGTCTCTCTGGCTAAGTTCACGCTGAGCATCATTGTATTTAAGCTGAAGTTCTTGCTGCCAATGATTATTCATTGTGTCAACAATTCTTTGTGTATTATCTTTGCCATTTGACTTAATATCACAAGCTACAGTCTGTATAAGATTTCCTAGGTTTGAAGCTGCACGCTCAATTCCTGTATTAGTATAAGAGAATCCTTGTTGCATAGCATTTTGAAGGTCTTTTTGGCCTAACTGATTCTCATATCCCATCTTAATAATATTTTGCTGTGTCTGACAGCAGCAATCTTTAAGTGCTATTGTCATTTGCAAATTACCATTTATTATAGAATTGATAACTTTTTCAGCATTAGAATCAGATTTACCAGCAAGCAAAGCTACACCTTGACGAACATCACAAATTGCTCCATTAAGTGCATTAAAATCACAATTCAAATTGCTAGCAAGCTGATTTATAGCAGCGGCATTACCATGAACAGCATCCATAAGAAGATTACTGTTTTGGTTATCAGCCATCTGGTTACGTAGAGAATCTATTTGAGCCTGAATAGCAGGATTTCCATTTTGCTCATTTCCCCACATTCTATTAGCAAACATCATCCACACAAGATAAACAAAAGGATTATTCATCCAATTATTCATTCCACCTCCCATAGCTGCCATCATAGTAGCTGGGTCATTATTTCGCTGATTTGCTAATGTAGCATACAAAGCATCATTGTTGTCTCTATCACCACAGCAATAAATTTTTTCAATAGTTTCAGACATAATCTTCAATTTTTAAAGTTAATAGTTTAATATTAAATTAGCTAATAAAAGCTTCGAGAGATATGCCTAAATAGGCAAGTTCAGTTCATATATTGTATTGCAACATCATTCGACATTAAAACTTTCATCATAACTTGCTGAATCAAAATCACCTCCATAATTCGCATGTTGATATCCACCTAAATTTACAATTATATTATCTACATCAAATTCACAATTTACTGATGCTAAATCACCTTGTTCTTGCCATTCTACTGACATATCAAAAGTCAAAGCATCATATTCTTCATTTTTATAATATATTTTCTTGTTACTACAAAGCCTTATTATTCTCATGGCATCACAAAGATATTCAGGTACTATGCAATTAAACTTATACGTTTTTTTACTGACTTGTGATTCGATGAAAGAATATCCTAATCGTTTAGTGACTTCTTCTTCGAAAGAATATTCTGGCTTTCCTAGTTCTGTCTTTAAATAAAGTATAAAATGAAAATTATTACTAAAAACAATTTGCCCATTTTTAAGATTAAAGCTATTTTCAGGATTCCAGTATTCTATTTTTATGCAATCATCAATATTGTTAGTATAACAAAATACTTCAGAGTAACAAACGACTTTTTCAGACGAATTATTAAATAAAACTGATACGCTTAAATAATATTGGCCTTCATACTTAAGAATATTAGATAATGGTAACCTGCCATCAAATAATACTGTTATTATTCCACTAGTATTATATGTTGACAGACCATTATCAAAAAACTGTGAAATTAAATTGCCACTTATTTGTTCATTTGTATTAGCATCATATAGAAAAACTTCTGATATTTTACTAAATGCACCACTATATACTAAACTAAACTGAAACGGTGAAATATTATTAAAGCTAGTAATTAATGGTGCTATATGGCCATACGCAAAACTACGATATCTATTTTGTAGCTTTACATCTGTGTAAAATTTTAATGGTGATAAGCACGTTAATTTAGCCATAATAATATAATTTAATTGTTTTCTGTAAAAGTAATAAATTTTATTTATTAATATTTTATTTTTAATATTTATTAATATTTATTTTGGTTCATACACAAGTGTCATACTTGTGTGATGCGTATCAATATCATAAGTCATTTCATCAACTTTTCCATTTCCAATACTTGTTTTATATAAACTTTTTAAATTTAATATATTGTTACTTTGGAATTCTACATCATGCGACATGCATTTATAAATACTTTTTATAGAAAATGAATTTTTAAGCAGCAAATCATATTCTATATTTTTTGCTGGCATATTATACATATAATAATTTTCTAAAAAAGTCCATGATGCATAATAATTTTGTACTTTTACATCATAAGGAAATTTATAGTCCTCATCATGTAAAGAATTAACTGTTACAATAGGTGTTTCATAATGGCCATCACCATACTTTGTTGCTACTATTAGTGCAAATCCATCAGATGAAAATTTATCTGGAGCTAATAGCATTAAGTCTATATCTGATGAAAAGTTTCCAGGATTTATAGTTTCAACTTTATCTTTCTGAACATAGCTTGAAATTACATCAATTTTAGGGCCATCAAAAATATCAGAACTATCATCCATCCATCCAAATTCAAATCTAGACTGTAAGTCTGATTTATTATAAGATAATTCTGTTTGACAATATAATGAATTTTGTTTATTAAATTTATCTATATAAAAAGCATTTTGTGATATATTTTTGTTATCAGAATAACTATACCCATTATCAAAATATTTAATATGCTCAATTTTAAAATTATAATTATCTATAAGCCAATAAGCCTTAAAGCAATATCTTAGCATATCCATAACTTGTTTCAAAGTAATTTCTGCTTTTTGTGCCGCTTGGTCATAATTACCTTTTAAAATATTAGATTTAGGTATTATAAATACTTCTCTATTTGCTAAATTTGATATATTATCAGGAATAGATATATTAGAGCCATATAAAAAATTACTAAATGAAGAGCTATTGCTATGCTTTATGTTAATATCTATTTTATTTAAAATAGCTTTTATAACATCAGAAAGTTTATAAGCATCTTTTATTGTATATTGTTCTTTTAAAGCATTATCAAGAATTGATATTGAATCTGCATCAAAAATAGCCCAAATAGAAGTGTTTCCCCAAGAACTTCTACTTATAGGCATAGGCTTATTAAATATATTAGTTGAATCAGAAGTTTCTTTAAAATTACTTGTAAAATATTCACCTATATCATTGATACCAAACTTTGTAGGCCATTTTACAGTTTCAGATGATTGGTAAATTCTAATCATATTGCCTACTATACCAATACATTTTTTATAATTAGCTTTATCAATTATAAAATCATCATAAGGATAGTCATAAGTCTTTATTACAGAACTTCCATAAGAAAATGAATCAACATTACAAACTAATCTAGCATATATACTATAGTTTATGCTACCATCAATTGTATATTCATCCGGTCCAGATGCATAATCTTTTGTCATTTTAATTTGTACATTAGAACCAACGTACCAGCTATCAGGCTTTATATAATAGTATGTTGTAGAATGATATCTTAGAATACTTCCAGAATCTTCTATTCCATTAGTATAAGTTTTAGTTCTTAATTCAACTCTATAAACATCATACAAGAATTTATATTGCAGACTCATAGACCCGTTACTTCCATCATGTAAATACTTTAAGTCAGACGAATATAATACACCGTAATCATCTTTACTGTCAGCATCACCTTTACTTTTAACTTTTGTGAGTTTTATAAATGTTACGTATTTCGTCGTTGTATCTCCAAATAACGTATATGCTGGTGAGAGCCACTCATCACTATTATTACATTTAAATGTTAAAGAATTATTAGGAAATATCGGTAGCTCAACATTTATTTCGTAGAAGGCAGCTGATTTAGCAAAATAGTATTTATTAAGAAGTTCTTTTTCATCATCAATGACTTCATTTACATCATCTTCAAAGTAAGTACCGTTAGATAAAAAGCATGAATACGAATCTGCACCTAAAATATATGTTTGTATAGCAAATCTTTTGTATAATTCAATAGGAGTTGTTGGTACTCCAATTTTTAGTAAGTCATAAGTGTTTTCATAGCTATCCATTATATTTGTATAGCTATCAATAGCAGATAACTTTAATTCAACTAATTTTTTTGTTAAATTTAATTTACAATCAACTTTAGAAAACTTATTTATAGATACTAGTATATTACTTTTATTATAAATAGCAAATAGCATTTCACTTTCAACGCTTGCATTATTTATATAGTCAAAATCTTTTCCAAATAATTTAATAGAGCCATCTATAGTTTCTCTAAAAAATTCTTGGTTTGTTTCTTTTTTATATTTAAGCTTTATATTTTTATAATGAGGAACGACTTGAAATCCTACATAAAACCAAATTTTCTGAGAATATTGTTTTTTAATATCTTCTTCTTTTAAATTTTCTGTATCAAAAACAGGCTCTATGTTAATAGAAATTTGAGTTGTTCTATTATCTAATTCTATTTGATTTTGTTTACTTATAAATTTTTTATATCCTATAAATGTTTGGTTATTAAACATAAAAATACTAGCTGATTTAAATGAAATAGCAGGATTCATTATGAAAATTGGCTTTTCATTCTTATTAATTCTGTTTGGTATAACAAAAATATCAGAACTAAATATACCATTTTCACTTTTTACAGATTCACCATTTTCATTCCACATGTACTGGTCATTTAAATCTAATCTAGAACCACTAAGAACATAAAATTTATTATCATTTATCATATTAAATCTCCTCTGTGTTTAATTTATAAATCTCTAGAGAGTTTTTATGTATTAAACTTATAATTATAAAGCAAAATTCATAAAAATCTCTAGAGAATACTTTAATTATTGATTATTGTTTTAACATTACCTTTTATCATAAGAATTCGGCCATCACCAAGCATAAAAACTTGTTGCTTATTTTGTTCTTTTATTTCAGCCAAATTTCTTTCTACATTTGATAAATCTGTTTTATTATCTATTTGTATTAAATTATGCTGTATATTATCACCAGAACTAAATGCTGCTGAAAATTTATCTTCAAAAACTCCACTATTTAAGCTTTTAATAACTTCTGGTAAAACTTTTTTATATTTTCGAGTATTTCGTTTGTTTATAATAGCTAAAGCTTCACCACCTTCAGCTCTCATATTTTTACCTTCTTTATTTTTCGTATGCAAATCAATATCATTTCCAGATGCATGGGAGCCGCCTTCCAAAAACTCAAGGCCACCTTCTCCATAAGTAGAATTTGCAGCTTTTGTTGCTTGTCTAGCTTTTATTTTTGCTACAGCAAATGAAGTAAACATAGTTGCAATCATGGCTATAGCTAATGCTGGGCCAACAATAGGAATACCTGATAACGACTTCCATATATTAGCTGATGCAGTTATAAGAGATGAAGTTTGTACAATCGTATCTATAGCTTCTTGCCTTCTTTGTGCTGCTGCTAAAAGCTTTTCTTTTTCTCGTTGCTTTTTCTTTTCTTCCTGTAGTTCCTTTTTGGCTGTTGCAACATTATTAGCATATCCATTTGCCCTGGCTTCCATTTCTCCTTCATAAACAGATTGAGCTGCTTCTACACGCTTTTCAGCAGCATCCACAGCTGCTTGAGCAGCATCTACTTCTGCTTGAGCAATGCTTTGTAAATTACTGATAATATTATCACATGCATCATTAAAGCCTTTTATAGCTTCATCATCAGCACCAGGTACATAGCTAAACAATGCTCCAAGAACTCCATATTGTCCAATTCTTGATATGATACCATCGGAACCACCACTAGCACTTATTTTCTTAAGTTTATTGTTAATAATCTTTATAGTATTTTCAGCAGCTTTTAACTGTAAATCACTCCAATCTAGTGCTCCAGCTTCAGCAAGATTTATTTTAAGTTGCCACATATCTCGCTCAGCTTTAAGTTCTTCTTCTTCAATTTTAGCAGATGATGCTTTTGTTGCTTCTAGTTCTGATTTATTAAATGCATCAATTTGTTCTTGCCTATTTATGAAATATTTACCTTGTAACAACAGTGATTTTTTATTGTACTTTTTATTTATATCTTCTTCACTTTGCCTTTCTTCTATACTCTTTTGATTATTTTTTGCTATTTCTAATTTTCTTTCAATTTCATTCTGCTGTATTAGTAACTGTGTTTGTTCAAATGAGCCTTCTTTTGTTAACTCAAGAGCATTATCGATAAATCGTTTTCTAATATTTAATATCTTTTCATCATATTCAGCTTCTATTTTCAATCTGTTAGCATGATATTCTGCTGATTGCCTTTCTGTAGGTTTTCTAGCTGTAACAGTTACTCCAAGTTCATCTCCATTTGTTTTTGCTCCAACTGTTTCTACTGTAGAAGGTGGAATAATAGCTCTGCTAAATTTTTCATCTGCTTGTTGTAATCTTAATTGCTTTTCCTTTTCAAGCTCATCTGCTAAAGAATCATACCTAAATTGCATATTTTGTCTAACAACTTGCATGTTATCAATTACTTCTTCATTATTTATATCAGCAATTGTATCTTGTAGTTGTTTTTGAGTATTTTCAATGGTTGCGGTTATCATTTTTTGCTGAACTTCAACTTGTTTTCGTTGTTCTTCAGTCAAAGCCTTAGTTCCTTTTTTACCAGCAAGTATTTCTTTATTTTGTCTAAATTTTTCTTGCAGTTCACGTATATTAGCTTCAGCCGAATCTATTGATTCTTGTTTACGCTTTTTGAATTCATCACGTAACAATTCTGTTATGCTCGCTTCATATTTTTTTCTTATTGTTAAATCATTTTTCCAAATTTTATCAGTTAAATCTTTTTCTCTTTTCTGCCTATCTTTATCAAACTTATGAGCTGAATCTATACCAGCTTTTTTTAAAAGCTCATCAGCTTTATTCTCTAAAGTATTAGCATATTTTATAAAAGAATCAGCATTTTCTTCAGCAGCTTTTTCATCTTTTTTATACCATTCTATTTCAACAGATGTTAATGTTTTTAATCTTTTCTGATAGCCTTCTTCAGAAGGACTTGTACTTCCCAATGCCTGAGCACCAATTGCATTACCTACAAACGGTGCAAGTCTAGCTATAGATTTTTCTAAAAATCCCGGGCCATTTTTTTGTTTTGTCTCAGCTTTGTTTTTAGCAATTAAGGCTTTTTCATATTCTTCAGCAGCTAATTTTGTTGCAGCAGCAGCCTCAGCTCTTAACTTCATAGCTTCAATAAGAGTTTTTGTATTTTTTACTAATACATTTTCTGCATTACTTACATTTCTTATTGATACATTTAACTTATCAAATTCAGATTTATTATCTTTAATAAATTGTTTTTGTTTTTTAAGATTACTACCTAATGATTTCCACTCGTTTTGTAATTTTTTAAGAGATGCTACATTATTGCCATAATCTCCATTAGTTTTTTCAAGTTCTTTTGAGACATCACTAATTATTTCTTTTGTATTTTTAGCTTGAGCTTCACCTTTAGCTAATTTAGTGACCCAATCAATAATAGCTTTTCCGTTATATGAAAGAGCAGTTATAAGTACTATAAGAGCTGTTTGCCAACTGAAAATCGAAGATACTATTGTTTTCATAACACTTTGTGTTGGCTTACCATCAGCTATTAGTTGCTTATTTTTTTGTCTTACTCTTTCTATTTCATCCCATAAAATAGGTAAGTTATTTGAAATTGCCAAAAAGAATGTGTTTAATGACACAGCCATAGATGGAACTTCTCGTACGATTTGATTCATCGCATTGCCGAGCCCATTCCAGCTCTTTGCATAATTACCTACAGATAGTCTATGGTTGCCAACTAATTCTTGCAAATGCATCATGCGCTTATATAAATCTAGTGTTTTTGCTTCAAGGTCTTTACCTGTGGCTGTGGCAAAGCGCTCTGCTTGAGACATAGCATTAAGCTTAATTTTATTATATTCATATTGTGCTGATAACTTTTCATAACTACCTTCTTTACTAGCATTAATTTTTGCTTCAAGAGTAGCTAATCTATTAGCTTGTTGTATTTCTATATTAACTTGCTTAAGCTTTAAATTTTCTTTTGAAAGAGCATACTGAAGTTTCTCTTGTGCTGCTGCTAGCTGGTCTATAGTTTGTTTTTCTTCTTTCTCTCCAGCTAATACTGCTTGTATTTCTTTTTTGACTGCTATTAGTTTTTGGCCTTCTTCACTTCTTAAGTAATTTAATCTCTGTTGAGCTTTCTCAAGTTCTGTCATTTGAGCAACTTGAGTTTTCATTTGATTATTTAGCTCTCCTAATCGTGTTTTTATATTAAGAATATTACTAAGAACTTCGCCACCAATTGCAGCATCATTTCTTTCTGCTTCTGATAATGATTGCCACAATGCAACATTATCTTTGAGTTCAGCTTTTAACTTATTGTATGAGCCATCAAGTGAAGCTATTATTTTCTTTTGATTTACACTTGAAGCATTAAATTCTTTTGTTTGTTCTTTAAGCCATGCTACTTGCTTTCCAGTATCAGTCATAGCAAAAGCTAATTCTTTTTGTGCTCGTTCAAGCCTTGATGCTGCTATAGCGCTTTCATCAATAGCTTGCTTGCCTTCTGTTGATGCACTACTAACTTGTTTAAGAGCATTTACAATTTTTATAGCGTTAGCACGAACAGCATTTGTTATAATTCCAAATTGCTTATTCATATCATCAAGCTGTAAAGTTAAATACTCTATGCCTGTAGTAACATCTTCTGAAAATAAATCAGAATATTTTATTTTACCAGTATCTTCTGCCATCTTTATTTTCTCCTTGATTTTTTGTAAGCTTTAGCTTCAGCTTCTGTTTGCTTAGCAATATTATTCAAAGTATTATAAAACTCAAGAACATTTAATTTTTTAGCATTCATTCCAGCTTTTTGTGAAATTAGCATACATGATGTTTCAAACTGCTTATCATATTTAACTTCAACTGAATCTTTGCCATTAAATGATTTAGGCTTATACATCCTAAAAAGCTCATCTTCTATAATTCTTATGCTTTCAGAATTATCTTTATTATCAATAATTCCTTCAAGTATAAGAATTGTTTTTCTTTTTAATTTATCATAACTCTCTTTTTCTTTAATATCATTAAATTCACTTGGAAAATATACTTCTAATTCAGTGAAAAGTTTTTTTTTGACTGATAGAAGTAAATTTATCAAAAATGAATGCTTTATTGTTTTAATATCATCAATTATTCTTTTTAAGTTATCATCAGATAAATCATGATTTACTTTGCCATCAATACTATATATGAGAGCAGCAAAAGCCATATATCGTGGTGAGATATTAGCTGATACCATATACATCGTCTGGCGTAAATTTTGTATTTCTTGTTGGGCTTTCGATATATCTGTTTTTATAAGTTTAGCTAAATTTGCTAAATGTGCATCTATAGAATCTACATCAGAGCCTAATCCAGAATCAATTAATAAAAGCTTATTAAACTTTTGAAAGTTTACTATCGGCATATCATCTATACTATCATAAATTTGATATATACGATTATTTATTTCTACTTTTTTCATAATAGGAACCTAATTATCGGAGCTGACAAAAATGGAGTTAAAAGCCATGAAGCATCAAAAAATAATATTGATGTGCTTATAGCAAATATTAAAGAAACCCAAAAGCTTAAGCAAAAATCGCAATCTAGCATTTTGGCTATCAGTTGAAAAATTTTTCTATTACTTACAAAATATAATGAATCAAAGCAATCTCTAACAGAATACCTGTATTCTGTTTTAGTGAACCACAATATAAAAAAAGTGGCTGATAAAGATACTATTATTATTTGATATATCGTTGGCATAATTCTCTTGTTGTTAAATTAAACTCAAATCTTAATCCAGAATAAGGGTGCATGAAAAATAATTTATCCATTGCTTGTATATTTTGCCCAGAATATACATAGCTATTATAAATTTTTTCTAATGAATACCCTTTATATAGATTTTCGAATCTTTCATATATTTTATTTATCGTAAGCCTTCCTGTTTGCTTAATCAAACCTGGTGTCGATAAAACTCTTATTATCTCATCTTTTACTTCTTCAGTATACATCGCATCTGAATCTGAAAAGATAGAATTTAAATTAAACCAAAAAATTATAGCACCAGAAAAAGTAAATTGAGGTGTAGACTGAACAACTTGTGTAATTTCTTGAGAATCATATATATCAAACCAAGAAAAATTGCCATAGTTATCATTAGGTAATAATGATATGTATTCAGAATTGCCAGTATACGCAGCTGGGTATATAAATTTTCCACCATTATCTTGATGTTCTACAAGCTTATATGCACGCCCAAATGCATAATCTAGCCACTTTAATTTTTCTTTCAAAGTAGCTTGTATATCCTGTATTACTTTATCTAATAATACAGGATTTTGCTTAATTGGAATATTTAAATTATAATCATTCATTTCTCGTTAAATAATTTTTAAAATGTTCTTTTAACTTTGGCCTTATATACTCATTTAACAATAAACTTAAGTTTTCATTAGTAAGCCTTAATATTTTATCTCCGTATTTCTTTTTCAAATATCCACTTTTTACATTGTCTGTTAAGCTAGTAACATAAAATCCGTCAACATCAAAAGCAACGGCTAATGAAGAATACCATTCTCCTGTATCTTTGAGTGTTACTCTATTAGTTGGTTGTCCTCTTTTGCTTTTATATTTAATTGTAGATGGTCTATAAGGAGCATACGACATTATTTCAGTTTTATTACCATTAATACCTTGTTCATATAACTGGTTTTGCGTAATAAGACCTACAATCTCATCACTATAATTTTTAATTTCTTGTACTAAAAATTCACCTAATATATCATCATATTTTCTTAGCCTCCAAGCTAAATTTCGTATTGATAGATTAAAATATCGTATTGCCATACTTTTTGATTTTAAACAGACCTATATTTTATACCATTATTTATACAAGGTAAGCATACTCTATCTAAACCTTGCGTAGATAGATTAAGAGCTTTCATAGCAAGCTCTTGTTCATAACATAAACCAGATTTTTTCATACTAGATGAATCACCATCTAATTCATATAATATATCAACCTTTGATGCATTTATAGAATGCCTATTTGTTCTAACATTTGGGTTATAAGCAAATTCTCTAAGAAAATCAATTGCAACTTGCTTAGCAATAACATCTTGAAAAATACTTCTTTGCTTTATTATAAAATCTGTCAAATCACAATACACTGATACTTCAAGATTTATACCATAGTTTTTATCATAAGTGTAAATCATATCATTTACATCCCACATGTGAACTAATTGCTTGGCAAAATCATCATTAAAGTCATTATTAAAATCAAGTGTTACATCATCTTGAATATAAAAAGGATGTATTTCAATATATTTAGACCAAGCTTGCCATGATAAAAATTCTTGCCTTGAACATGCCTTACATGGTCCTGTTGACCAATCTCTTGATTTATATATAGCCTCACTATCTTTTGGCAAACTTGCTTGGTAATATCCTATATACCAACTACCTCCAGCATCATTTACTGAACTTTCATAAGGTAAAAATATATCTTCAGAAGGAGTAAACCATTCAATAGAATTATTTCTTATTTTTGTAAATTCTTGAACATATATAGGAGAATCATTACTGGAGTGCATAATAAATATTTTATATTTACCTGGTTTAGTGAATTGAAGCCCTATTTTTTCTATTTTAACAGTTACTCCTTTTGACCTCACAGCATCTATTTCAAAACCTACAAAGTTTCTTTTATTTTTTATAGTATCAACTATTCTACCTGTGCCATCAAAAAGTGTTTTATTTTCTATTAGAGTTTTTGATGCTTTTTCGGCTAGTTTTAAATTTACAAAAGTAGTAATAACCTTAACAATACTAGCTTTGGTTTTATTTTCTAGCCACTCAGAAAACAGATCTATTTCTTCCCAATAATCAGCCCTTGTTATTGCTATTTCTTCTGGTACATCATATTTGGCCTTATAAAATTTGTCTTCTACTGAAACTATATCATTTTCTTTGTAACTTTTTGAAACATCATGTGCTTTAGCATAACCACATTTATTAAAATCTGGTGCTATACTTAAAAGATTAGTATATGTTAATAGTGGATGTACTTGTTGAAAATACATTCCGCTTTCACTTTTAGTAAGTGATTCTTTTATATTTAAATCATGTACTTCATAATTTTGTTGCCATCCAACCAAATGAAGTAAATTATCTTGTATTTCTTTTATTCTTATCATAATATGTTTAATTAAAAAGCGGGAGAATCTGCACTTTTTATAGTGAGACCTCCCGCCGGACCATCAAGTTAATAACATCAATAAAATGCTAAATAACACAGAATGAATTTATATAATTAAGCATCAACATTCTGAACTGGAACTGCATAAGCTGCATTTTCACTTGAAATGTTAAATCCGATAATTGGACTAGCGAGTGATTCTGCGCTACTGTTATAAGCTGTCAGGAATGCTACATCTACAGCAAAGCCATAGTGCTCTTTACGAGTACGTGTCATATCAGCTGTAGCTGCTCCAGCAATAGTATTATAGTCTCCTACTGAATCATAGAAGTAAGTACCACACGGAATATTAAGCAATGGAAGTGTAGCAATTCCCCATTCATGGCCATCACCAGAAACTGTACCAAGCAAGCAATCGCGCTCAAATCTTGTCATAAATCCAAGTGAACCAGAATTAATAGCATAGCCTTGAGCATATTTTTTAGCTGGAAGGGCCATATTATTTGTTAGGTGAACGATCTTATTGCCAAACTCATTCTGCTTGTTTACATCATTATAAAGGCCGTGCTGCGCAAGCTTTCTCATAATTGATTCAACACCCGCATCACCTACAATATGCAACTGGCCAAAGAAGTCATTAGCAGCCATGATTGGCTCAAGGTCACCAAAAATATTTTCTCGCTCAGTCCATTTTGCATTGATTACATTTCCTGTCTTATCATACAAAAGCGGATTTTTGATAACTTGAGTTTTTGCTGCTGCCAATTTAGCAAGAGCATCCTGGTCAAGCTTTTGTGCAAGCTTATAAATATATTTCATAAGCTTTGTTTCAAAATCTTTCTGAATGCCAATTTCATTATTCATATACATTGCAGGTGCAATAGTAAATCCGAATGTATAAGTGGCAAACTTAATCTCAACCATTCGAGATGTATTCTCACTATCATCGATTGTTAATGTTCTGGTATCGCCAATAGTAATACCTCCATCATAATCAATAACAGGTGTTTCTAGTACATTTCCAATACTAGTACGAGCTTTGTCAACCAATTCTGGTGTCAAAATTCCGGTCGGGTCACTAGACTGCTGAATGAAAGCATCAAGGGCACCATACCTACTTGGGCGATACTCATACTTATCCAAGTTTGAGTTAGCGCGGATGTTCTGAATTCTTGTTAAAACTAAACTCATAATATAATTTTTTAATTAAACATATTTGATAACTGAAATAGTGTATTACCCTTGTACAGCATTCAGCTTTTTATCGTATAGGCAATTCTGAAATATTATTCTCATTTCTTATCTCTAATAGTTTTATTCCGAACTCTGGGTTATCTCTAGTTACTCCAGAGGCGAGCAAATATTTTTCAATAGCAGAATCAGCTGCTACTTGTGTAGCTACTCCAGACAAATCTAGTGTGCCACTATTTGCATTTGGTTTATTTGGAGACGTTCCACCTCCTGGCTGCTGCTTACCAGTATCAATAATATCCTTAAGGCTTGTTTCCATTATCAGCTCATCAAGAGTGTAAGGATTGAGGTTGTTCTTTGGGTTATTGATAGTATTATTATTTTCGTCCCTAAGTACAAACTTCTTATCACCTTTATCATTTTCAATAAAGTCAGGAGTACCTTTAGAAAGAACTTCGTCTTTAGCAGCATTAATAAGAATTTTCTTAACTGATTCTGATACTCCATCTTTAAACTTTATTCCAGACATCGCATTTGTAAATGCAAAATCTATCTGTGCTGCTTTTATTTTTGAATTGTATTCTGTTTCTTTAGTAGTAAGTTCTTCTTGCTTCTTAGTCAATTGAGATTGAAGCTGAACAACTTGATTTTGTGCATCTTTGAGTTGCTGCTTAAGAACTGCATCTTGTGAGCCTTTTTCTATTTTTATTTTAAGTTCATTAACTTCTTTATTTGCAGCATCTAAATTAGATTGGATAGTATTTACATTATTAACTTTGCCTTTATAATCATTCAAAACTCGTTTCAAATAATCATAACTTTTTTCTCCATTATTTTTTGGCATATTTGTTATGCCAAAAATATCAGTATCATATTGGCCATGAAGAGCACCGATTTTAGTTCCTATTACTGTGGCTTCATCATTTTTTGACAATTCAGTAATAGCTGCTTTCTGTGCATCAGTTAATGCTGCAGTAGCAGAATTCTGATTAAGCATTTCGATTGTTATCATATTCTAACTTTTTAGTCCTTGTTTACTAGTTCTTTAGCATCATTAAATGGGTCATTAATTACTTTAGTAATCTGATAGCCGAGTCGTTTAAATGACTGCTTAAACAATTGCCACTCACCAAATGAGAATACCATTTTCTGTGGTTTATTAATCTCTTTTCCTGTTTTAGCACTAAAACGATTACCAAAAGCAATCATAACTTGCACTAAATTTTCTGTGCCTGGCTCTATATCACTTACAGATGTAAGCTCTTTATCAATATCAGCTATCCGAGATGTGATATCAGCAATTTCTTTCTCGTCTTTAACTGGCTGCTCCTTCAGTTCTTGTAATCGGTCCATCAAGTCCTGTTTCAACTCTAGGAGCTCCTCCTTGCTTGTCGAATTCTTTGACATAATCTAACAATTTATTTTTAATTATACTTATTTTTTCATTAAATGGCAATGTTGAACCAAATTCAACAATATCAATGTTTTCACGTTCAAACTTAGCTATTAGCTCTGAAAAATTAATTTTTAGCTTTATGAAATTAACATTGAGTAAGTCTTTTTCATACAACTGAGTTAACTCTTGCAGAGTCTTATTTGGGTATGGCTCTAGCTGCCTAAGAATTTGCATTCTTTGCAATACAATAGGGTTGTTTTGGTATTCAACCTCAAGAATCTGTTGCATTATTGCATCAAGCTCAGCTTCTGACGCTCCCATTTTCTTAGCAGCATCATACTTGCTATACAACTCTTGTATTGTGAACACATAAAATTCTGTTCCCCAACTTATTGAAGATGACAAAAAGCTATTACCATATCGTAACTTACAAATTGTATCTTCTACAAATTTCTGCGCTGTTTCAAAGTTTGTTTTTAAAGCATTGAGAACAGATGTTTTGCTCTCAAAGTTAGCGGCCACTTGCGTTTCATTAATAGCTTCTTTTTCACTCACAGCTGCACTACCACCTTGACCAACAACTGATATAACTATCTCGTCATGTAAACGAGTTAATTCATCTGTGTTATAATCAAGTGAATCTTTATCTATTGTAGTAATTTGAACTGGATTTCGCATATCTGAAATACCTTCTGTAGAATTTGGTATAGGTATTTCAAGAAATGAGCCAGGTCCAGCTATTCTTTTTTCACTACAGCATGGGCATCTTTTTACTGAGCCATCTGATAGTATTTCGTAATTTCCATCAGAATCTCTCAGATATCCACCATCACAATACTCTCCTGTTTCATTATTTTCATAATTACAATCAGCTTCGTAAGCAGAATATATTGGATATGGTGCATACAAATCAAGGTGCTGCTTGGATATTGAGAAAAACAAATACCAATCAAGTCGTGAAAGCTCTTTTACTATTGGATTTTTCTTTACGTCAATGTATTTTTCATTTATAGGAGTAGACCAGAAAAATCTTGCAAGTGGAAAACCGAGATTATGTATAGCCTCTGATTCCAATGATTTTATTTCATTTTTATCATCTAATTCAAATATACGAATTGAATTATCATCAAATACAGCAATTTTGTGTTCTGGCTGTTTAAATATAAGCCATTCAAAATCAGTTGTACTGCCTTTAACCAGTTCATAATCGATGGCTTCACTTATTTCAAGCCAATAAAAGTAAGGCTCTGGCCTAAAACCTGTTTGTTCTTTCGGTAAATCTATTACAAGAATGCTGTTTGGAGATATTTGCATTCTTTTCCACCCTTCTGTTTTCCAAATATTAGGTTCATGGAGAGAGTTTTTCTTATAATTAAGCCAATCTTCTAGCATCTCTGACGAAGTGAACTGATACGATGATGATGCATTGCGGCTGTAGAAAACTCTCTCCAATTCCCTATACACATCTTCAAGAACCGCAGACGTAGACAAAGGATAGCGAAAAAGATGTGTGAAAGTATCAAACTTGTCTTTTGGCAGCAAATGTGAAACCCAATCTAAGAATATAGTAGCAGGTTCGGTATAGTCATATAGAGATACATTAGTTTCTGTATGGAACCTAATGCGCTTTTGCAGATTTATTGCTTTCTGAATAATTTTTTTCTTATTCGGCTTCTGCAGTATTTCTCTTATTTGACTTAAGTCTAATACCATATTCTTCTGTATATTCGTATTCGCTGTCTTCTGGAATGGCCCAGCCTCCATTTAAGGCTGGACCCATATCTAAAATTCTTTCAGCATGAGTTATTTCAAACTCTTGACTGATATCGCCTGCTTCAAGGCGAACCATCTTTGCTTTCTTTCTAACTTCACGCATATAAGTTTAATTTATTCTGATTTAACATTTACAAGGTCTGTAAGCGGATTATAATCAAGCAAACTACTTGAAAACATAATCAAATTATCAGACCAGTTTGGGAAAAAGCTCCAACTAATTGTATTACTGTCAGGCTCCTCATATCCGCCGAGATTCTTATCACCTACAAAGAACTTATCAACTGGAATAGGATAGAACGTTGTTGAGTTTGGTGTATCAGCCAAAACACCGAGATTACCATTTTCATCAATCAATATCACACCTATATTTTCACACGAATACTGCTTAAGTGCTTTAATTGTACTCTGCGACTCTTGATAAATAACACCACTAAATGTAGTAGGTTCACGACCAATTACAATTTCAACTCCACCAAGTGTCTGGTTACCACCTCCAAATGTACGAGCTTCTCCAGGTTCAGTGGTTGGATTCTGAATATATGGAGAAATTATAAGTTTAGTACCATCAGCAGCTGAAAATAAAGGTGTTACTGTTGTTTTCTTTTTCAAAGTCTCTGATGAAATACTATTCTTTACTCCACTAGATTTATAAATTCGTGTAATAATTACTTTTTGAATCTGCCCAAAACTCTCTTTGCACTCTGCAATATCAAGGTCTGCAAGATGTTTGCCTACAGGGCATCCACAATTTAGTCCCATACTTTTTTATTTATATTTTTAAATTAAACATAAAATGCAAAATGCTTTCGAGTTTTTAATAAGATTGCATTTGCACAACTATCTCTATCGCAAAAATACTAAATATAATAAAAACTTTTAAATATTTGGTGTTAAAAATCTTTAATTTAGTAAACATTTTATCTAACTAATTTTATTACGCGTACGCGAACAATAATATATAAAATTATAATAAAAGCTCTAGAGAACATTTAAAATATCTCTAGAGCTTTTATTAATTTCTTTTTATTATTCCTCTATGGCTGTTTTTGCCAATGTGCATTTCATAACACCCAGTTAGACAATCTGGAGCATCATCATGCTGTGAACGCCGTTTATTATCTTTTCTATAACTAGTCAATGCTGTATAGAATTTAGGCCACATTTTATCCCAGCCATCAGGCATTAATATTTCTTGTTGAACATTAGCAGACCAGTTAAATATACGTGAGAATTTGTTTTCTGTTTGTGTAAAGAATTCAACTACACACCTAAAGTTTCTTATTTGTGTTCTGAGTATTCTTCTAATATTTCTGCCGAAGCCTCTACCACCATTATTTGATTCGACTTTGCATCTATTGGTTTTATTGCTGTTAAGCATTCTGGCTGTTTGTGGCTCAGTTATTTCCATCGGGTCTTTTGTGTAAAGAACATCTGTTACATATATAAATTCTGGCGTATCTATAAAGCATATTGAGCATAGGGCATCAGCACCAGTATCAGCAGTATCAGTATAATTCCATTTATGTTGTGCTTCAGGTCCTTGTGGTAACTGTTCTGGTGTGTATGTCTTAAATCCATCTGGGTACATAAGGCCTTCTTTTGGCTTAGGGTCCTGCATATACTGAGTGTCAAAAATTATAGGATTTAACTCTCTCATTTTATGGAGCTCTTCAAGTGTATGCTTCATAGGCCATAATGCAGATTCATTACCATCTTTATCTACTTGAATTGCTGGCATTGAGAGTACAGTCCATTCTTCAGGCTCTTTATCAAGCAAATACCCACACAAATCATTTTCATGTAGTCTCTGCATTATTATCACAATTGGTGTGTTACGTGAATTTACACGATTTCGAATTGTTGATTCAAATCGTGTATTGATGCGCTCACGAACAACATCTGATTCAGCATCTTCTGGCTTCATAGGGTCATCTATAAGAATTGCACCATTAAAGATATTCTTCCTTGCATCCATCAAGCCAAGAACTTGATTCAATTCCTTATCAAATGTGAGGTCATCATAACTCAGGTTCGCTTCATCTACTTCATCTACCTGTCCTGCACCAAATCCAGTTACCTGTCCTTGTGTTGACACAGCATAAAACTCTCCTCCAGCTACTGTTTTCCATCTTTCTGATGCTCCTTTTTCTTTTTCTAGCTGTGAATTAGGAAAAAGCATTTTATATAATGGTTCCATCATAATATTTCTGATAGTAGCAGAGTTATCTTTAACGAGCAAGTCAGAATATGACAGATGAAGGAATTTACATGTTGGATTAAGTGCGTAGCACCATGATGTGAACATCTTAATGACTGTTTCAGTTTTTGAGTATCGTGGTGGCATATTTATCATTAACCGCTTGCATTTACCATCGACAACATCTTGAAGAGCATTAAATATCAATTGATGGTGATGATTAGTAGCAAATGAACGATGATATTGTGCTTTAAACATTGCTTTCGTATATTTCTCAAGAGACGAGAGCATATCTAAGCGAAGCAATTCTTTTGTATCAATCTGGTGCCCAGCTATTTTAGCATGGACATCAGACTGCATTTTTTCAAGCGTTGAATGTTTTACCATATTTCGTTGTATTTAAATTGTTCCCAAGTAGTTCCACCACTTGTTTTACACTGAGTTTTTTTTAGTGCTCCTTCTACATAAGCTAAATGATTTAAAAGTGAGGCTTCTTCAATATTTGGGTAAATAAGAATTGGACTACTTGAAGAAATGTGTTCTTTTTTAATAATTAGTTTCTGTATTACTGGCGATATTTTATAGCCTTTGCTTCTTTCTTTATTATAATTCGCTTTTGCTACACTAAAATCACTAGAAGATTTGATTTTTACAGTAAACCCATTCATAGGTATTTGCATAATTATATTTTGTAAAAATAATTTATTTTGTGATGCTGGAAATTTGCAAATTCTTTTCGCTTCTCTGAGCGTGAAAACTGTTATTTTTTCTTTATAATCTTTTAGCTCATAACATATTACTTCACCTCCAAAAAATACATTTTTCTTTGTTTTTGCAATACACTCTCTTTTTATGCTCCACAATAGGTCATCAGCATACTTCCAATAATACCCAAGTGTTGTGCCTTTACTTATTCCATTTAAAGAGTAATTTATACTATATGAGTTAGCACTTTTATTAATGGACAATGCAGCAGCTCTTATACTTCTATGCAATCTATATGGCTTCATATTAGGAAATATCTGTATAACTGGTCTATCAGATATTTTTACATATTGGTTTTTTAGTAGTTCTGAATTCATATAACAAAAATATCCAGCTTCTGTTTCTAGGTTATTTTTGATGCTTGCTTCAATTTCTTCTTTACTAAGGAGTGTGTCTTCTTCGGCCTCTTTAATTGAATTATATTCTCTTGAGACTAATAATGCCTCTTTATCAATTAAATAAATTTGTTCTTCCATCTTCTGTGTTTTTATATGTTATTATTTTCCAATTATTGTGTCACGAATTATCATGTATGCCTCTCTTGAAACTACTGTATTTGGTATTATGCCTTGAGTAGTTGGAATCTGCTGTGTTTGAGGCATTTGTAGCTGAACCTGGCCTACTTTACCAAAAATTCGGTCCCATAATTTTTCTATAGTTTCAATATTGCCAATTCTTGCATCTTCTTTAAGTCTCTTAATTACAGTTCTTATTGCTAATGGCACTTTAGGATTTGTATAAAGAGCATCTAACTGTGATTCATTACACGTGAGCAGGCAGGATAATAAATTATAAGTGTCTGCACGTGTAAGATACAAATTTAGGTTTATACCTAATGAATCAAGCATTTTCACTACATCTCTTTTTGTTGTTCCTGCGTATGGAGATATATCTGAATGCCCGCTTCCAGCTAAAAAGTTTTGTGCTTCAGGAGAATTCTCAATAACTTCAAGTTCTGCTAAATTCTGCTCAGCAATTCTTTTATCTGTTTCATATTTTTCTTTCTCTTTTTCAGTCATTCCATAAGTAGGATTTTTCTTTCGTTCTTCTAGAATTCTTAATCTGTTCTTTTCTGCAAGTTTCATCTTAGCAAGTGTAGCAGCGTTGAGCTTTTGTTTCTTTTCTGACAGCATTTGTTGTGCTCTTTGCTCGTTAGTCTGTGAAACTTCATAGTTTTCATTATCTTCATCGTGTTCTGGTAGCAGTGAGGCTACTGTGCTGATATAAGTTTCATCTGTACTCATATTTGGATAGAAATTTTTAATGTTTTCTGCAAAAATACTAATAAATTCTATAAGTTGAAAGATTTTTATGTTAATTTTTAATAAAAAAAGTCATTGAAACTGTATGAATTTAATTACAAAGTCTATTGTTTCTCCTATTTGAATACACTTAACTAATTGAAAATCAATTCTTTAAGTCAATAAAATGAACCATGTTCTATCAACAACATTTCTGGAGACTATTAGAGAACTTTTCTCCGGATTAAATCCGAGAATTATCCTATCTATTCTCGGATTTATCTCTCTTCTCTCCTATTTTACCCTTTATATTAATAGTTTATATATATATTTATAAGGAATAACTCATTGAAAATCAATCACTTAAGTATATACAAAAATGGTAACAATATAAAGAAACAATAGATTTCTTTTTGTTCATTGTTTATTCGTTGAAAATCAATCACTTAAGTACTCGTGAACAAATGTTAATACTTGAATCTCTTCTATTTTTATATTTTCGGCGATTTTCTTTACAGCAGTGATACTCTTAAGGCCTAGATTTTATAAATATAGATTTGTAGCCAGTTTTCAAATTAGAAAATTTAGAAACTAGAATTGTTTTCCTAAAATCCTGAATGCGACAATGTACATGTACTACAGAGGGACGGCTTCACTGCTTTTCACAAATGGGGCCCAAAATTTTAAGCTTATTCACTGACTTTTATTTGACATGCTCTATGCCTCTCTGCCTGTCAAAATTTTAGAATTTATGAAAAATATTGACAAATTCTGATTTTATGAAAATATTTGACAAATCCATATATCCTTAAAGGCTGTCAAATTAAAATCAGTGAAATATGCGCTCTATCGCGCTCAAATCCATTAATCGATAAATTTATCGCTTTTAATATTTGAGCGCGATAGGGCTGATTTGAGGCATATTGGGGACGATTTAAATTAATTAATATAATATTCGAATTTATTATGCCCATATGCCCACACACGCACACATACACACACCCACACACACACGTGCACATACCTAATACATACGCCTGCGCACGCATACAACGCATATAGGCGTACATGCCTATGCACATACGCCTATAAAATAAAAATTTTAAATAAAAAATTATTTATGATTTTTTAAATAATATTTTGCATATTTTTTGAGCTCTATGCGTGCGAGCATGCATGTGTGTGAGCACATGTGCACGCTATTCACGTACGCGCTCCCATGCCCACGCATGTCCGCCCCGTGCATGCCCAAATTATTTAATTTAATTATATAATTATTTAAATTTTTGTCAATTATTTTTATTTGCTCTTCGTATACGTGCGGGGGCATGCACTCGAGCATGCCTGCATGCGAGCGCCCATATACGCAATTATTATATATGCGCATAATTTTATTATTAATAATTAATAAATTTTTGCCTAAATTAATATAATTTAAATTTTTCATATTAAATAAATTTTAATTAATAAATAAATTTTTCGATTGCAAAATTATTAATAAATTTCGAATTAAAAAAGACTTTTACAAATTTTAATGCTTATTTTAACATTTCGATTTATTTCTTTGTTTCTTAATTTATTGAAAATCAATGATTTATAAAAATATCAAAATTTTAGAATTCACATTTAAAATAAAAACGAATGTCAAATAAAAATCTGATAAAAATATTTGATAAAATAATAAAATTTTTTGACATCTTATATTAAAATTTTTATTAGATGTGCATGTGGGCATGCACCTACACCCGGCGCGTATGCACCTACACCCGGCGCGTATGCACCTACACCCGGCGCGTATGCACCTACACCC